CGCTGATTTTTTGACTCATCAGTAGGAGTATTCTTTCATGGCTTACACCAACCGTTTCCGCGATAATGCTGTTCCAACACAGCAGTATTTGAACGGAGTCCTCATTTCCACGAGCTTCAACAGCTTGCCAGGAGTGAGGAGCGGTACAAAGGTGAACGATCATAAAAGTAAGATAGCGGCCGGCTTAAATGCTGGCTCTGCTTATTCGAATGACGGCTATGAGGTTCTTGAGATAAGACCTGGGCATTCCACCCTGTCTTGGCTCTCGAGCCCGAATGCTCGTATTACGCGGGAGTCGATGAGCGGTGTCAGGCAACCGCCTGCTACCTTTAATCATCTCTCCACTAGCGCAGCTGATGCGGAAAGAAATGCCCTCACCGGTATTCTGAAGCGTGTGCGTGCCCAGAAGTTATACTTCGAAGGCGCCACATTCGTAGGAGAACTTGGTGAGGCTATCCACGGCATTCGCCACCCCGCTGATGCTCTTAGAAAACAGTTAGACAAATACTTTCTTTCGCTAGAAAATAGAAAGCGAAAGGTGTTGCGTCTTCCCGTTCATAAGAGACAGGCAGAGTGGGGTAAAGCCGTGTCCGGGAGCTGGCTCGAGGTACAGTTCGGTTGGAAGCCTTTGATTTCGGACACAAAGGCCATCGCCGAAACTATTGGTAAACTTATGTTCCGTCCGCCTCCAAGGGACAGAATCAGTTTTCAAAGCCGCGAGCGCGTTGAGAATGTTGGTAACACCAGCAATTTCGTCTATGTCACTAGTAACCTTGTGGGTTATCAGAACACTAACACTGTTACTGAGCGCACAGTTAGGTACATCTGTGGCATGGAGACCAACGCTACTATCGCCTCATCGGCGGTTAGCGGGCTTATCGACGCCTGTGGGTTTAACCCCTCAGATTTCGTACCCGCTCTATGGGAGGTCACTCCATGGTCCTTCGTCGTTGATTATTTTACCAACGTCGGAGATATCATAGAGGCCGCAGTAACCGATACGAAAGCCGTGAAGTGGATAGTTAGAACCGAACGAGTTTACACTGTGCAGACGACGTCTACACAGCAGGTAAGCTCTCAAGGTCGCCTAACTGCCCTTAATCCCGGTTATCGTGAAGTTATGAACTCCTTTGGCACCTTCGGAAGTGTCAAACTTGCCCGACGGACCGTAGTTCGCACTATCCCAGCGAGTCTCGGCATTCCGACCCTTAAGTTTACCCATCCGGGCGAATCTTTTGGGAAGATGGCCAACTTACTTGCTTTGGCAGCGCAACGACGGAAGGGTCTAAACAACTTGGATCTCTCGACCAATTCCCCGAAGTTTTCGGAGAAGCATCGTAAGATTCCTGTCGAATATACCCACTCATGAGCAATTTCGCTCTACAACCCGGTTAATAAACTTCAAACTAGGTGATTACCATGTCTCAGTTATCAGAAAAGAAAATTCTTGCGATCCGTCGCGCCAACCTGATTGCAGCAGATCGTGATATTGACAATGATGACCCAGTTGTCTGGGCCGCTTGGCAAGTCACTTTTTACTACGCAGAGTACGCAGCGGGTCTCGAGAACTACTTTAATGGGACCGGGACATGGGATGCAATGCGGCTGGCTCGCGCCAGACTCATTAAATCCTTAACCTGGTTTCTGTTTTGTGAGCTCCCGGCCCCAAAGAAGATGATCGATTGGGAACTTATTCCCTACTCGTTCATTCTCGACGCGGCCATATACTCACGTTAACCTTTAGGAAGATAGCCAAAATGGCATTTGCTCCCACTTCGCCCATCACGGGCGGCGCCCAAAACGGTCTGACGTCTCCTACTTATTCGCTTGCTGCCGACACTCCGCCGGCTGCGAACGCTAAGCAGTACTACGTCTCCGCTCTTGGAGGCACGCAAACCGGTGTGCTTGCACACTCGGTTGCTGCTCCCTTCACCCTCAGCTTTTGGAAGCCGCAGAACCTGCGGTCTCTGAAGCCTGTGAATCCGGTGACAGGTGTGCTACGGGACGTTCCGACGAACCCGTACAAGGCGATCACGCGTAAAGGCGTGCTACCTCTCGCCAACCAGTCGTACAAGACGATGGTCATCACGACCAACTTCGATGTACCGGCTGGCGCTGACGTAGCAGATCCCTTGAGCGTCAAGGCTGCCATCAGTGCCCACATCGGTCTGCTTACGCAGATCAGTGCAGGTATCGGTGACACTGCACTCACAGGTTCGATCTAACGATTGTTCCTGTGACTGGCGCTCTAAGATGGGGCTGGAACGATGCGTGATTACGCTCGTATTCAGTCTCACCTCCTTTGGGACTTGGAGCCCTTCCTCGCCGAGGGTCCGAATTATCTTAGTGATAGTTCGGTGCCTTCTGTTATGGCTAGGGCTCTCGCTGACAGCTTCTATAAGAAGCTGTGCCCGTTGGGCAATACGCAGGTGGCGGACGAGGCCGCTTTGAAGAAATTCAAAGCGATCAACGATCGTATACCTGTGACACCTTTCGAGTTCTCGGCGGACAACGAAGCTGAATCATGTTTTTGGGATTACTTTCAAGATAATCTCAATCGCACGCTAGGCTTCGATGTTAGTGACAAGAATTATGATTTAGCATTCATGCGTGAAACGATGAATGTCGGACCCGGCGCAGCCCAAAAGGCTAACGCCGACAGTATGATGTCAAAGCTTTTTGAAGGCGAGATATCATTCTGTACATCTGAAGATCTAATTCCCCTGTATCGCAGTGCACTTGTTGAAACTGGACTCTGGGCTGACGCAGAAATGCGCAGGAACCAGGCTTTTGGCTTCACTAGGGTAAAAGGAGGAAAGCTATTCTTCGCTCCGAAGAATTCTGAGATCTCGCGGACGTGCTGCACCGAGGCTAATTTGAACATGCTTGTTCAGATGTCTATCGGTCGGTTCATCGAATATAGGCTTGAACGGCACTTTGGCATTAGCTTAAGTACCCAACCAGCTTACAATCGTGAACTCGCCCGCATTGGCTCGTTAGATGGTTCTTTTGGGACCATCGACCTTGTCAGTGCGAGCGATAGCATTTCATGGCAACTGATGTTGCGTGTGCTTGAGAACGGCTTCCTAAAGGCCGTTATTTCTCGTGCACGCAGCGAGAGCGCCGTCCTTCCAGACGGTAGCGAAGTTGTCTTGAACATGATCAGTACGATGGGGAATGGTTTTACCTTTCCCCTTCAGACCGTCATATTCGCGTCAGCGGTTCGGGCATGTTATCAACTGATGGGCTTCGCCTGTCGGTCGCCCTCGAAAGAGTTTGCTGTGTTCGGTGATGACATCATCGTACGCCGTGAGGTGTATGAGTTTCTCATTCGAATGCTAAACAAACTCGGTTTTGAGGTGAACGTTGCAAAGTCGTTCAATAACGGTCCATTCCGCGAGTCCTGTGGTCATGACTACTTCCGCGGGCATAACGTCCGCGGTGTGTATATCAAGACTCTCGAGACTCCTCAGGCGATATACTCATGTATCAATCGCCTTATTAGATGGTCTGCTGTGAGTGGGATAAACCTATTCCGTACGATCGGGTATCTCCGTGGCCTTGTCAGAGATGACAGGGTACCATGGAGTATATCTGACGACGGCGGTCTAAAGGTTCCATTCAAAGCTACCATTCCGAGCGTGGACTCTCGCTACTGGTATCGTTACCGATACTGGAAGAAAGAGACGCGTCGGCTACTGATACCCGAGGTTGACGATACATCTAACCCGGAAGGGTACGGTGTCGGCTACCTTAGTGGGCATATCAGGAGACGTGACGTACCTTTAACCGAAAGAGACGCGAGGTGGCGACTACACGAAACTCATAACTTCGTGGTTGTCGCTTGCCCTAACGAGTCTGCTGTTCTCTCTTTGAGAGACAAAGCCGGTGGGAAGTCACGGTACAAAGTCCAAAGTGATTCCATCCCATTTTGGGATTGGCAAGGGTCGGAAGACCATTTCCAATACTATCATGAGCGGGATCACGATGGCGATATCCGAAAGGATATCAGTTTCGACGTCTGGAAAAACGTCGTAATG